CCTGGGCTACGGCGGGCAGCACAAATGCCAGCGACCTGACCACCGGCACGCTCGCAAACGCCCGCCTGACCGCTCGCGCGAGGGCGGCTGTCAACGTCTTCAACTGGTCCACATTTCGATAGGAGCAATCATGGCCGACAATCCAGCCTTCGCCGTCACGCCGCGTCTCGCATCCGTCAACATCGCCACCGCGAATACCAACCGCGACGGGACTGGGACCGTTGCCACGTTGATCACCGGAGCCAGCACCGGGACGCGAATCGCTGAGATCGTCATCAAGGCCCGCGTTACCACCACGGCGGGTCAAGTGCGGGTGTTCCTGCATGATGGAACGAACTTCTTCTTCTTCGATGAAATCGCGGTGGCGGCGGCTACGCCGTCGAACAGCGTGCAGTCCACTCGCGTGAGCACCACCTACAACAACCTCGTCCTGCCTAGTGCGTCGTGGTCGATCCGCGTCAGCACGCACAACGCGGAGAGCATCGACGTTACGGCGCTTGGGGCCGACCTGTGAACGACGGCATCCTGACCAGCGGGTACGCGCCGCCGCCGATGCCGTATGGGTTGCTCGGAACCCCGACGCCGGTGCCGATGGCAGGCATTCGCGACTTTGACCCACGCAGCCTGGCCGGTTGTGTCGCCTGGTGGGACGCCAGCGATTCGACAACTATCACGCTCAACGGCGGAAACGTCAGCGAGTGGCGCGACAAAAGCGCGAATCGCTTTCACCTCACGCAGTCCACGGCGGCGAACCAGCCGCAGTATTCTGCAACAATCAACGGGCGGAATACGATTACCTATTTCGCTAACTCAACGCATCGCCTTATCAACACATCGCTGACAGTGCCAACGCCGACCGTGTTTGCGGTGTGGCGCGTGCGATCAAATTACAGTATCGCCGGCAACCGTGCACCGGTTGTTTTTGATACTCACTCAACTGGTGGCGGAAGGTGTGTGCTGTTTTTTCTAGAAAACTCATCGTCTATCGTGGCGTTTAGTCGCGGCGAAGCCGGCGCAGGCTTTGCATCAGCGACAGGTGTTTTCGGCGCGACGCTAGTTTCTGCCGCCGAATCGCGTGCAGGAGTGGGGAGTCTGTGGGTGAACGGTTTGAATCGCACCACTGCAATACAAACCGGACAAAATGGCTTCCTCGGAATCAGCGTTGGCAACCTACGAGGCAATCCAAGCCCACTTGTTACGGCCTACAACTTCGACGGCCAAATCTGCGAACTCATTGTTTACTCGTCCGCGTTGCCTGTGACGCAGCGGCGAGCCGTTGAGCGCTGGCTCGGGTCGCGATGGGGAGCCAATGTGGTATGAGATACTTCCGCTCCCTATTGGCTGTGTACGTTGACATCTGCCGCCAACTGGACGCGGCATATGGCTATCCAAACGCCGAGACAAAAACAGAGCGGGCTCTGCCGCTGGCGACCGATTTACCGTCCGACTCACAGGGGCGAGTCTATCTGGCGATCTCTGCGAACTACTGCGATTTCATCCTACCGTCGCAAATGCTGCCGGCATTGCTCGCCACCGGTGACGTCGAAGAGATCACCGCTGCCGAGTACCAGGCGGCGATTGAGCAGCCCATCCCATGACGCCCCCCACCCCTGCCGCCGTGCTCCTGGCCCACGGCCGCTGCTGCGGACGGCGATGCGTCAACTGCCCGTATACGCCGAGGTGGGTGGCGGGGGCGAAGGAGGTGAAGTGATGCCAGCACGGATCCCGACCTACCGCCCGCCGCGTCTACGCTCCGCGTCCATCCAAGAGCAGCGGCCCAACGCCGCAGCACGCGGCTACTGCGACAAGCGACACAAGGCGTGGCGGATCGCGGTGCTGACCCGCGACGCGTGGCAGTGCCAGGACTGCGGGCGAGTCTGTGCCGACAAGCGGCAAGCCCACGCGGACCATCGCAGCCCGGTCGTGCATGGGACCGAGGTCTGCCAGGATGGACGCTCGCGGTATGACGTGGATGGCGGGCAGTGTTTGTGCCACGGCTGCCACAACCGAAAGACGGCAGGGGAATGATTGCACACGAAGTGGGCAGCGGGTGCGCGATGGGAGGGCGGGGGAAGCCTTGCCGGGCACGTCTGAGGAAAACCCGATGTAGCGATAGGGGGGGGTGGGCGTAGGTAACACCGTGGGGGTAGGGCTGCCGCCGCCTCCAGCCTTTTCAGCCGCAAAAAACGGCATCCACTCTTGAGGTCAAGCCCATGGGGCGACGCGGTCCTAAGCCAATTCCGACGCCGCTGAAAATCCTGCGAGGAAATCCCGGCAAGCAGAAGCTCAACGCAGACGAGCCGCAGCCGCCGGCTGACGGCGTTTCCATGCCGCCGCACCTGGGCGAAGTGGCTGCCGCCCGATGGCGTGAGTTGCTGCCCATGCTCCAGGCCACGCGAGTGATGACTCGCGCTGATGTCGAGGCTCTGGCCCGGTACTGCGACACCTACGAATGGTGGCTTGCCACCCGTGCGAAACTCAAGAAAGAGGGCGACACGTACCCGATTCTGAACGACGGCGGCGAAGTGAAGTACATCGCCCAGCGTCCAGAGGTCTCGATTGCCCACAAGCTCGCCGGGCAGTTGCGGCAACTGGAGTCTGACTTCGGGCTGTCGCCTGCCGCTCGCTCGTCGCTGAAGGTGGAGCCTGATGCCAAGGCGGAAAGCGCAATCGACAAGTTCCGTGCCCTCCGCGATGCCCGCAAGGCGTCTGGCTGAAGCGGTCGCTGGCTACCGCTACGAACAAGACGCAGCAGATCTGGTGATCGCGTTCTTGGAGTCGGTGTGTTGCCACACCAAGGACTCCCCGACCGCGAAGGCCGGCGAGCCGATGCGTCTTTTGGAGTGGCACAAGCAAGACGTTATCGAGCCGCTCTATGGCTGGCGAACCGAGGAAGGGCTGCGCCGGTATCGCCTCGCGTACCTCGAGGTGCCCAAGAAAAATGCAAAATCGACTTTGCTCTCGTGCCTCTCCATCTGGCACTTACTCATGGAGGGCGAGGGCGAACTAGGCTGCATCGCAGCGAAGGACCGCAACCAGGCGGCGATCATCTTTGATGAGACGGCTGCGATGGTGAAGCGGTCGCCGGAATTGGCGGCGTCGCTCGAGGTGGTGGATTCTCGCAAGACGATTGTCTGCCAGCAGACCGGCTCGTCTATGCGTGTTATCTCGCGTGATGCCGGGGCGGCGGAAGGCCCGTCGTATTCGTTCGTCTTCTGTGACGAATTGCATGCCTGGCCTGACCGCCGTCTTTTTGAAGCCCTTCGCTATTCGGGCCGATCGAGAAAGGAGCCGCTGCTTTGCACGATCACGACGGCCGGCGACCGTCGCGACACGATTTGCTGGGAGCAGCACGAGTACGCCGAACTGACCATGGCCGACCCGAACTACGATCCCCGGTTCTACGGGAAGATTTTCGGGGCGAAGACTGACGGGACGGAGGACTATTTCGACCCAGCGACCTGGCGGCGGGTGAATCCCGGCATGGGTATCACCATGACCGAGGAAGCGTTTGCGGCTGACGCTCGCGAGGCGAAGAACAAGGCGACAAAGCTCAACGGCTGGCTGCGGTATTCGCTGGGAGTGTGGACGGAAAGCACGAACAGGTGGCTCGACCCTGAGAAATGGGCCGCGTGTTCGTCTGGGCCTCGCACGCCGTTTGCCGGGCGGAAGTGCGTCCTGGGGATGGACTTGTCGAAATCGACCGACTTGTCCGCGATGGTCGCTCTCTACCCGTGCGAGGGTGACGAGTTCGAGGTGGATGCGATGTTTTGGGCTCCCCGCGACCTCATCATGGAGCGGGAGCGAACTGACCGCCAGCCGTTTCAGCACTGGGTGAACCAGGGCTATATCACGGCGACCAGCGGGAACATCATCGACCACTCCCAGATTCGTGAATACGTCTTGGAATACGCCAAGACGCACGACGTGCAGGAGGTCTTCATGGACCTCTCGGGGGCTGTGCAGTTGGCGGTGGAACTGCAAGGAGCGGGGCTGAAGGTGGCAGGATGGTCACAAGGGTTTCGCGGCATGAGTTCGCCTACGAAGCGGCTCGAGTCGCTAGTCCTGCAATCCAAGATCCGGCATGGCGGGAATCCCGTGCTGTCTTGGATGGCTGCGAACGTGACCGTGGAGATGAACGCCTTTGAGGACGTGCGGCCGGTGAAGAAGAAATCAACGGGCCGCATCGACGGCATCGTTGCGCTCATCTTCGCGTTGGGCGGCCTGGAGTCTTCGAAGATCACGAACAAGCCTGCCGCTGAACCCTCCATCCTCATCCTATGATCGCCCAAAACAACCGCATTCTGTGGCTGCCCGAGAGTGACGCCCGGCACTTCGACTATGAGGCGGGCGGCTGGGGCGGCGGCGGTCGCAACCCGTCTGGGGTGAAGGTGGACGCCGAGACGGCGTTGCGTTCGACGGTGGTGCTGGCGTGCATCCGCGTGCTGTCTACGTCGGTCGCCGGGTTGCCGTTGCATCTCTATCGGCGACTGGCTGGCGGTGGCAAGGAGGTTGCCCGCGAGCATCCGCTGTATCGGCTTCTCCATTCGCAGCCGAACTCGTGGCAGACGAGCTTTGAGTGGCGTGAGCAACTCATGCTGCACCTGCTGTCGCACAGTGAAGCGTATAGCGAGAAGGTCTACGCCAGCGGTCAACTCAGCGAACTCGTGCCGTTGCACCCGTCGCGGATGAAGCCCGAGCGGATTGAGAACGGGCGGCTTCGCTACAAGTACCGCGAGGATTCTGGCGGCACGACGACCTATGCCCAGGATGCGATTCTGGTCGTGCGGGGTATGAGCGATGACGGCGTGAACGGGATGAGCATGGTCGAGTTGGCCCGCGACGCCATCGGGCTGGCGCGGGCGTGCGAGATCCACGGGGCGACGTTCTTCGGCAACGGTGCCCGGCCGGGCGTGATCCTGACTACCGATCAAGTGCTGTCGCCCGAGGCGGCGGAAAGCACGCGGAATCAGTGGGAGCGGGTCCACGGTGGCGGGCCGCAGCGGGCGCACCGTGCCGCTGTCTTGCAGGGCGGGCTCAAGGTCAACGAACTGGGCGGCAATAACCAGGAGTCGCAGTTTCTTGAGGCCCGGCGGTTTCAGGTCGAGGAAATCTGCCGCATCTACGGCGTGCCGCCGCATCTCGTGGGCGACCTCTCGCGTTCGTCGTTCTCGAATATCGAACAGCAGTCGCTCGACTTCCTCACGAACGGGCTCACGCCATGGCTGCGGCGCATCGAGTCGGCGATCACCCGCGACTTGCTGGAAGGCGATGACGAATACTTCGCCGAGTTCGACACCCGTGGCGTGCTGCGGGCCGATGCCGCTGGTCGGGCGGCGTTCTACCAATCGCTCTGGAACATGGGCGTGGCGAGCGTCAACGAGTTGCGGTCATGGGAGAATCTGAATCCCGTCGATGGCGGTGACGTGCGGTTCGTGCAACTCAACATGACCACGCTGGACAAGGCGGCTGCGGTTCCCGAGCCGATCCCGGCGGCGGTGGTCGAAGAGGTTGTGGTCGATCAGACGGCTCCCTCGCCGGAACCGGCTGCGGACGCCGAGCCGCAGGTGGCCGACGTGTCGCTCAACGGTGCCCAAATCGCGGGGCTGCTCGCGATCCTGCAGGCTGTCAGCACAGGCGTCTTCACTAAGAGCGGTGCCGCTGCAGCGGTCGCGGCAGCCTTCCCGTCCATGCGTCCCGAGCAGATCGACGCCATCCTCGCGGGCGTACCGGAAACGCCGGTGCCGAGTGCCGTGCCCGAGGCGGCCCCGCCAGTCGAGCCGCTGGGCCGCTCGCTGCCCGAGGCTCGTGCCTTGACGATCAGCATCGACTTCGACCGCACGTTCGCGGCCGACCCGGCATTGTGGGGCGAGTTTGCCCGCAAGTCGGTCGCCGACGGCAATACGGTCGTGATGATTTCGCGTCGCCCCGAGGAAGATCGCCAGGTGGTGACCGACACGCTGGGCGAGTACGCCGATGCGTTCTCCCAAGTGTTGCTCGTGGGCGGCGACACGCTCAAGGCCGACGCGGCTGCGGCGGCTGGCATCGACGTAGACGTGTGGGTGGATGACAGCCCGCAGACGATCACGGACGAACCGGCACCGGCGCCGAAGAAGCGGAGCCGCAGGAAGAAGACCGATGGCGAGGTATGACCACATCGACTTCACGCCCCCGGCGGGCGTGCGAGAGGAGGCAGCAAAGGGGCTGGCATGGCGCGGCGAGTTCGGCCGAGGCGGCACGGCAGTCGGCGTTGCCCGAGCGAGAGACCTGTCGAACGGCACGAACATCAGCCCCGAGACGGCGAAACGGATGGCGAGCTACTTCGCCCGGCACGAGGTGGACAAGCAAGGAAAGGGCTACCGCCCAGGCGAGGACGGCTTTCCATCAGCCGGCCGCATCGCCTGGGCGCTTTAGCTCTGGGGCGGCGACCCCGGCCAGGCGTGGGCGAATAAACTGACGCGGCAGATTGAAGCCGCAGACAACGAGGGCAGGAGCATCATGGGCAACATCGAGCGACGTTCGCTGGCGATTGACGAGGTGGAGTCGGCGGTGCCGCTGCTCACGGTCGAGAGCCGCAGCGAAGACGGTTCCGAGCGGGAGTGGGTTGTCGGCTACGCTGCCAAGTTCGGCGTTTTGAGTTTGGACTTGGGAGATTTTGTGGAAAGGCTGGACCCCGGTGCGTTCGGCATCGTGGTGGAGCGTCGCGGGCGGCGTCGCCCCCTGGAGACGCGGGCGCTCTGGAATCACGACCCGAACTATCCGCTGGCTCGCTACCCGGGCACGTTAAAGCTCACCGTGGACGAGGTAGGGCTGCGGTACGAGTTCCCCGTGCCAGACACGTCCTACGGGCGGGACTTGGCTGCAAATATCCAGGCTGGCATCGTGCGGGGCTCGTCATTCTCGTTCACCGTCCCAAGCGGCGGTGAGTCGTGGAGCCAGGAAGACGGCCGCAGCGTCAGGACAATTTTGGCCGTCGATTCTTTGCTGGACGTTTCCCCAACGACGTTCCCGGCCTACCCGGACACGGACGTGAAGGTTGCCCAGCGTTCCTATGATGCGTTCCGCCAGGAGCAGCGGCGACACGACGAAGCCCGCAAGCACCTTGCAAACCGGGCCGCTTTCTACCGCGACGTTCTGAGGCAGCATGGCCGCTAGTGGCGATTCGTGCCCGAAGTGTCGTGAAGGCCGCTTGACGGTCGCGTCGAGCGTCCGCAGCGGTGAGTACCAGACTCGCTATCTGCGATGCACGCGGTGCAGTTGCACCGACAAGCAGGTGATCCATGCGGGCGAGATTCGCCGCGTGAAGTTCTTTACTGGTGCCAACGCATAACTGCGTGGTTCCCGCCTCGCGTTTCTAGGTTCGATGTAGGCGACGGCAAGAGACCGTCGCTTCCCGAACACAGGAGACGCGCCCGTGGCTGTCGAGAAGCTCAAGGCTCTGCTGGACGAACTGGCCTCTGTCGTTGCCGAGATGGAGGCGATGACCGAGGACGCCCCCGAGGGCGAAGACGCCGCTCCCATGAGTGAGGAGCAGGAGGCGTCTCTCCGCAGCCTTGAGGCGAAGGCCGACAAGCTCCGCGAGCGGATCGAGTTCGTGCAGCGTGTTCAGGCCAAGGGTCTGGAGCTGCGTTCCGTGCTGGAGCGTGCCGCCCCGGCCAAGGCCGTTGAGAAGCCCATTACCGAGGAGACCCCCGCCGTGGCTGAGAAGCGTTATTTCGCGATCCCCAAGGCGTCGCACAACCTCCGTGGATTCAAGGGTCCGAACGCCGAAGAGCGGGCGTACCGTGCTGGTATGTCGCTCAAGGCGACCCTGCTCAACGACGCCGAAGCTCGCCGGTGGTGCGATGACCACGGCGTCGAGCATCGTGCCCAGGCCGGTGGCATCAACTCGCTCGGCGGCGTGCTGGTGAACGCCGAACTGTCGAGCGAGATCATCCGGCTGGTCGAGGAGTTCGGTGCGTTCCCGGCGAACGCTCGCAACGTCACGATGAACAGCGACACGCTGCTCGTCGCCCGGCGTACCGGCGGTCTGACCGCTCGGGCGATTGGCGAGAACGCCGCTCCGACCACGAGCGACGTGACCTTCGACAACATCCAGTTGGTCGCCAAGCTCTGGGGCGTGGACAACCGGGTTCCGATGTCGCTCATGGAAGACTCGGCGATCAACCTCGCCGACGCCATGGCGGTCGAGGTGGGCCAGGCGTTCGCCGAAGCCTTCGACAATTCCGGGTTCATCGGCACCGGCAACGGGGCTCTGTACCACGGCACGACCGGCGTGGCCGTGTCGATCATCGACGGCACGCACACCGCGTCGGTCCAGAGTGCGCCCAGCGGGAACAACACCTTCGCGACGCTCGCTCTGAGCGACTTCACGAACACGGTGGCCCGGCTGCCGCCGTACGCTCGGAACCGGAACGCCAAGTGGTACATCTCGCCGTCTGGCTACGGCTCCTCGATGCTCCGTCTGATGATGGCGGCGAGCGGCAACAACCAGGCCGACGTGGCTGCGGGTGCGAACCTCAACTTCCTCGGCTTCCCGGTGGTGCTCGTGCATCCGATGGAAAGCCGCCTGACCGGCACCGGCTCGCAGGTCGCGTGCCTGCTCGGCGACCTGTCGCAGGCGGCCACGTTCGCGACGCGGCGTGAGATCCGCGTGGCGACGGACTCCAGCCGGTTCATCGAGTTCGACCAGCTCCTCACGTTCGCCACGGCTCGCGTTGCCATGGTCGCCCACGACCTCGGCGACAACAGCAAGGCTGGTCCGATTGTCGCCCTCCGGTTCGCCGCCTGACCTTTGACCTTCTAGGAGAAGAATCCAGTGAACTTCATCGAGAACACCAAGACGGTTGTCGGTACTACCGTCACGTCGGCGGCGGCTACCGCTACCCTGACCATCGACACGCTGGGCTACGCCTACGCCAGTGTGGACGTGATCGTGGCGGTTTCGACTACGCCGGCGAACACGTCGGCTTCCATCCTGAACGTCTTGACGCTTTCGGGCGGCGAGACGACCACGGCTGGCAGTTCGATCTACACGGTGGCCGCGCCTGCCGCGTCGGCTGCCGTGACCGCGCAGCCCTCGGTGGTTCGGCTTGACATCGACCTGCGTGGCAAGGGCCGGTACGTCAAGGTTGACGCGACCCCTGCAACGGCGCTCGCCACGACCATCGTGGCTCGTCTGAGCAAGGGCGAGGTTGGCCCCGACTCGGCTTCCGAGATGGGTGCCCTGGCGAAGTATTCCGGCTGACGCGGCTTGACAGCCTCTACACAGTAGATGGCGGGAGTGGCGTTTGCCGCTTCCGCCATCTCTGTTTTTGAGGACTCAATGATCGTCAAAGTCGGCAGCACGGATGTTGACGTGCGGATCGAGTGCGTGATGAGCGGCCCGCGATTCGGCCCGCTTGCGAACGTGTTCGGCTGGGCTCAAGCCCTCATGCCGCTCGGCATCCGCCCGACGCTCGGGCAGGGGGCGCTCTGGGGACAGGTGCTTCAGCGGTCGATGGAGCAGTTCGTCGACTCGACTGAATACATCCTCACGACCGACATGGATTCGTTCTGGGGGCACCGCGAGGTTTCCGAGCTTGTCGCCCTCGCGATGGCGTTTCAGTGCGACGCCCTGGCCCCGCTCCAGGTGAAGCGTGAGGACGGCCGCCCGATGTTCACGCTGCCCGGCACGCTGGAGAAGCCTCCGGCTGGCGGGGCGACGGAGTTGCCCATGTCGTGGTTTGCCGAGCCCGTGCAGGAGGTGGACTCGGCCCACTTCGGCTGCACGCTGATTTCCACGAAGGCACTCAAGCGGACGCCGAAACCGTGGTTCCAAGACCATCCGAACGCCGCTGGCGAGTACGGGGACGGAAGGACCGACGCCGACATCTTCTTCTGGAAGCAATTCAAGCGTGGCGGCAACCGCCTCTACGTCTCGCCTCGCGTGTCCATCGGGCACGGCGAATGGGTGGCGGTCTGGCCGGGCAAAGACCTGCAAGCCCCGGTGTTTCAATACGTGGGCGATTACAACGCCAACGGGCGTCCGAAAACTGCATGGAGTGTGACCAAATCGTGAAAATCAAACTAGCGACGAACTACTCGACCTACACGGTCGGCACGGTGATTGACTGCGAAGACGAGACGGCACAGCGGCTCATCCGTGATGGCATCGCCGTCCGCGAGCAGCAAATGGACCTGATCGAGACGGCATCGGTCGATCACGACGTTGAGCGGGCCGACGCCACACCACGAAGACGAGGACGGCCCCCGCGTGCGATACAGAAGCCTGACCACACTGACGCCGCCAGCGGTTGAGCCCGTCACGCTCGCCGAGGCCAAGGCTCACTGCCGCGTTGACACGAACACCGACGATGCCTTGATCCAGGCATACATCACGGCGGCTCGTGAGTGGTGCGAGGCGTACTGTGACGAGACCCTCGTGCATACGCAGTACCGCATGACGCTCGATGCGTTCCCGGGCGAGATCGAGTTGCCGCGTCCGCCGATGGCTTCGTCTGGCACGGCCACGACGGTGAGCGTTACCTACACGCTGGAGAACCAATCGACGGCGGTGCTTTCGACCACGGCCTACCGCGTGGATCGGGCTTCGATGCCTGGCGTGCTGCGGACGCCCTACAACGGCTCCTGGCCCAGCCATCTCCTCGACTACAACGCCGTGACCGTGACGTGGTGGGGCGGCAAGAGCGCAGACGGCTCGGGCGTGGAACAGCGGTTCAAGAACGCGATTCTGTGGCTGGTGGGCATGTGGTATGAGCGGCGGATGGCTGCTGACGCCGTGAGCCTGTCGGAGATTCCGTTCGGCGTGAAAGCGTTGCTCGATTCGGCGAAGTGGGGGTCTTACCGATGAGCGACATCAAGGGGCGATTCGGCATCGACGTGCTGTTCACCGATTCGACCGTGGCTGGCGGGGCGAAGTCGCTGAAAACGATCACGCTCCAGCACGCCACGGACTATGAC